GTCTTTGTACATGCTTGTATAACCTCGCCACACTCTTCCGCGAGTATGACGAGGCATTCATCCATTTGTGACCAAGAGGTATCTGTGTTCATACTTCAAACCCCAGAGGTTCGAGAACCATTTCGATCTCGGTCATTCTTTGTCTGCAAAGCATTTTTGCCCAACCAAGACCAGGCGTGATCTTTTTCTTTCGCTCTAACTCTTTTAGTCGTTTTGCAAAATACTCATAGTCTTTTTTCAACTTAGGAGCAAAATATTTTGTTTTTAACTTAGTATCCATCGAAAACCTCATCGAANTNCATTTCTTTTTCACACATGTATATCATGGTAGGTTCATACTCATCTGGTTCATCGTCACCAAAAGGTAAGTCTTTCCTGACATACTCATTGACTGCTTCTGAGAACTGTTTGTAGTACATATCTACGTATTTGTCAGAAGGTTGATACTCCATAAAACAATCGGAGTCAACGAAGTCCCAGTTGACAGTGCCATCATCATTGATGTTTTGTGGATTAGTTGCCGCTTTTTCTACGGACGCATAAATCTTACGATACCAATCTTGCATAATATATCCTCTCTAATTACAAATATAGTATGACACACTTTGATTCGTTTGTCAAGTCTTTTTTTTATTTTATTTGAAAAAAAGTTGTCTTCTATCGTATTCTGCTTTTGTTTTCAATAGCAGATCTGTATAGTTGTCCCTATGTTCTTTGAACACTATAGGTGCCTCATCATCCACGTCCATTACAATAACAGTATTAGGTATTGACATACCTGTACGTTCCTCAAACATAATCGCGTAGGCAGATGCTTGTGCAAAGTAGTTAGATATATTTTCTTTCTTTTTTGCTCTAAGTGATGTTTTAAAATCTACTATAGATGGTACACCATCAAATTCTGCTATACAGTCACAACGACCTGCCATGCCAAGATAGCGACTAAAAAGAGCAACTTCGAGACCAAAGATTCTTCCGACAGATTGATCAAGAATTGACCGCATGTTTTGTAAACTTTGCTTAATATGTGGGAGATAATGTCCAACATCTTCATTTTTCAAATATCCTTCTACTATACTATGCACTGCAGTTCCTCTGCTAGATGCACGACCACTGATCCGATTTGCCTCTTCCTCGCCTACACGTTTTCTCCATTTACGTATAGAGTCTTCACTTAGTATTTTTAGGACTGTAGTAACGCTAGGATACTCAACCCCATTAGGATCGATATAGCAACGACCTCGTTTGGATGTAATCGAATCCAAGTCACTATACCCAAGATCAATTTTATCATGTTCAAAACTCCTACTATTTTGTAACACCGTTAAAATCTTTCATCTGTTCTATAACAATAAGTCTATTCAACTTATCCTGATCAAAAGATACATTACCAGTTCCACCTGCGATCAGACAAGTACCGCCTGTAGGCATCTTCTCTACGACTGCAATCTGTTGATCTTTCGCATCATACATGACGATGTAAAGAGTATCGTGTTTACTTCCATCTGTTCTAAATGCATTGCCTTTGAAACCTAATAGTGGTTGCATTTCATCTTTGTATAGTTGATCCCACATTTCTGTAGCAATGTTGCCATCACCGCATGGTACAGGTTTACCGTATAGTTGAACAATGTCTGTTCTCAGTTCTGTTGCTTGTTGTGTATGACAGGTTGTACACTGACCATTGGCAGTTGCCATGGTAGTGGAAAGTAATAATATTCCTAGGGTTTGTTTTAGCATTATCTAATTCCTAACATTTCTTTCGTCATGATATAATCACGAAGAAAATCTGATCTTACTATATCATGCCAGTTGAATGTTATCACACTAAAATTTTTCAACTGATCTATGATTCGTAAGAACCTCTGGACACCTTCTCTTTCTGCAGGATCTTTGAAATCCGACTGGAGATAGTCTCCGCTAAATATGACTCTGCAATTAGTCCCCACTCGTGTGATAACAGAATCTAATTCGTGGAAGTTAAGGTTTTGCATTTCATCCACGATAACAACGGCATTGTCTATAGTTAGTCCTCGTATAAATGACGTTGTCGTAAACTCTAGTTGGTTGTTAGCAATCATCCTTTCATAAATGTTACTGTCGCCAAATAGTTCTTTACATATTGCTTTGTAAGGAGTTTCAAATACTTCTTTCTTTTCTTCTATCGTACCTGGCAAGAAACCCATGTCTCTTGTAGGAACTACTGATCTAACGATAACACATTTATCATATGGTGTTTCTTTTTCTAGCACTGCCTCTACAGCAAGATACATTGCAACAAATGTTTTCCCAGTACCTGCAGATCCAGTAAGGACTAGGTTCTCACCTTCGTCCCAACAATCATATGCGATACGTTGATGAGTGGTTTGAGGTTCAAACTCAAACAAATCATTGTATGTTGCTTTCTTTAGACTACTCATACTTTTATTGTGTTACCTTCACCAGATGCTTTCTTTATACCACCCAGAAGATCTCTCCATTCACTTCCTGCTTTTGATACATTATCCCTTGAAGGACGACCTGATATCTTAGGTGTACTTAGCATCTGATATAGATCGACATCTTCTTTTAAAGTATCCTGCAGTTCGTCCCAAGTCATTTGAACTTCGAATTCTTCTCCAGTGGAAATTCTTTTTAAATTATAAATTGGCATTTTCTACTCCTGTGGTATTATTTATAAACCAATTAGGAGGTTTTCTTTTAGTCCATGCCATTTTGAATCTATCTTGTTTAGTGTGATAGTATTCTCGGTAAGACCTGATTGTTTGACCCTCGTGCATACACTGTGGTTCGTGAGTCATTGCAAGTTTGAAGTCTGTCATTGGTACATGTGGAATGTTCTTGGGTGGTTTGACCAACCAGTATTTTAGTTTTTCGGTAGTATGGGTTTTACCGTAACGATAAGTATACTCGTCAAGTAAAGCACAAAAGTGATCATAGTGCCAACGATAGTTGTACACTGATTCCATAGTCCATATTGTACAAGGATGTTTGTGATGTACTGCTTTGTACAGCATCAATTCCATTTCTGGATTCTGTAGTTCATAGTATTTGATCATAGTCTTACCTGATACAGATGGACGTTTAGTTTCTACACCATCGAGCATACGATGTGCAGTAGATAACATCTGTGCAGATTCTACTATCATTTTCACAACATGTTTGTCACACTGTGATTGTGCGGCAATCTTAGGATTGTGATCTAGTACAAAAATATTCATGGGTATATCCCCTCTGCCGTATAATGCTTATATTATTATACACACATTTGAATATTTTGTCAACCTTTATTTTGTATATTTTTTAGATAATGCTCTCAGGATAAATTCTCTTTTCTTTTTCATTTTGTTTGCTCTCTGGATGTGTCCTTTCTTCTCCAGTTTTTGTGCATAGATTTCCAATTCATCAGAGTCTTTTCTTAATCGTTCAACTTGAGCAGATACCATTTAGTGTTCCTTAATAAAAAAGAGTGTGCACGAAGGTACACACTCAGGTTAGTGTTAATATTGCTTGGTTTAAAATCTTAGTCTTGTAAAAGACTTGGAAATGCTTCTTGTACAATTCCTCTAGTTAACCCCTTTGGTTTAGTTTTATTTATCATATTGATAACCACTAGAGCATCACTAGGATGTATTCCTTCCAACAACTGTAAGAATATTCTTTCTTTTTTAAACTTTGGTTGATCTTTGTGTAAACCCTCAACAAAGTATTGGAACTTAGTATTCTGTCTTGTTAGATCTGTGGGGTGGTTATGTGCATCACAAGGTGTATAAGGTGGTTCTCCTGTTGGGACTATCCACTTTACAGTGGAATCCATAGAACCTCTGATAACATCTTTCAGTGCCCATGTTTCATTTGTCTTCAGGATATTTACCTTCTCAGACTTATTCTTTGCCTTAGATATTTCTTCTAAGATCTCAAAAATATATTTTTTCATATTAGTTCCTCAACGGATTCAATCATCAATTTCATACGGTTATTTATCAAGTATGGAAGCACTGCACCTCGCTGTGACCATTTGTCTTGGTTATTGAATTGCTCAAGTATTTCGGATTGCAATTCTTCTGGTGTGTATTCCAGATCAATCAACTTACGATTGCGTTGATAGTTTCTGTACCACTCTGAATGTTGGTAACCACTCTCTGCATGGTTCAGTTGATTTATCATATCGTCTTTTTTCTTACGAGATAGAGGTCTCTGTCTCTCACCGTCCACGAACACATTATCGTGCGAGAGTACGTTTGGCACTCCATCTCCTGCGTCTCCAGTGAGTATCTTTTCTGTCAGACCTACTAGAGGGGTTTTTTCTCTATACTCTTTTTTCAATAGAGGTGAGTACTGTCTTACGTTCTTATATCTCTGCAATTGTAGAAAGTCCTTGTCTGCAGATACAATCATCACATCTTCGTACTGACCAAACTCTTGAGTATTCTTGCAGAGAGTTCCAATGATATCATCTGCTTCGCAACCTTCTACTTCGATTACTTTGTAAGGAAAGTTCTCTTTGAGTTCATCACGAATTTTGCCAATGATGCGAAATGCTTCAACCCAATCTAAACCAGATTTATCACGTGCTTTCTTTCGATTTGCTTTGTACTGGGGATAGTAACTTTTTCTCCAATTGTTCTTGGAGTCACAAGCAATTACTAATTCACCAAAGTCTTTCTTGTACGCATTACGATACAACCTCAAAGAGTTGATAATCATATGTCGAATCATATTCTCATCGTTCTCTTTGTTTATCGCAACAGTTGAGGCAGAGAGTCCACCATAATCTACAATAATCATAAATCACCTTTTAATTGTGTACATCAATTATACCACAATGTATTAGGTTTGTCAACCTGCCGCTTCTTGAACATCCTTCGCACTTACAACACCTTCGTTCATAAGTTTGTTTCGATTGGACATATGTCCACGTTCAATGTCTGCTTTGTTCTGTCCATAATATTTTACTGCATGACCTTCATGTATCAAGATATCTGTAAGCATTTTTTCACCGACTATAAAGTCACCAAGGATACGACCAAACTTACCCTTCATATCCTCACCGTCTTTTGCGGCAAATGTCTTGAGTATCATGTCTTTCTTTATTAGTTCTTCTACTCGATCTTTTGCGGCAAGTCCAAAGATCTTTTCTACCTTGTCTCGTGTCCTAGACTCTGGAGTGTCAATACCCATAATACGCACACGCTCGTTCTTTAACCACACACCAAAACCAAGATCAATGTCAACATCAACCGTGTCGCCATCAACTACCTTCACAAGTTTTGCTTTGTATTCATACATTTGATATTCCTTTTAAATGTTTACTATGAATCTTTCCACCTATAAACTCATTGTAATAATCTTCTCGGAATAATACATCTCTATCAAATTGCTCTTTCATCTCAAAGTATGTCATCTCGCCTTTTGATTTGCATAGTCTTAAAATTTCTCTCTTGAAATCTTCGGCATTTTCCTCTACTAATAACTTTACTTCCTCACTCGATCCAAAGTAGGTTCTCCAATCGGACTCTGTTTTTGTCCTGACTCTTCTCTTTCGTGTTTTTGTTTTGGGGAGTATCTTTGGTTTCCAGAAGTTTTTCTTACCGATATATTTCTTATCAGTATTTATATTTGTTATCTTATAGACAAACCCCTGATAATCATCAGGGGTCTCATTGAATTCTTTTCCATTATAGTACCACATACATTTATATATCTGGTTCTGTAATGTCCTCTACTTCTGGTCTTCTTCCACACATGGGACAATAACTAGGAGTTCCACCATCCTCAACAAGGACTATTGTGACTGCCTCACATTCTTCGCACTCAACCTTGAATTCTTTTTCCACTGCTTCTTTTGCCTTTTCTTATTCCGTAACCGAGACGTTTCATTACTTGCATTCTTTTATAGTAGTGATATGTACCCCATTCCGAAATTTCTTTCTTGGTTCTTCCGCAACCAACGCAAACGTCATTGACCAGTCTGCAGATAGATCGACATGGGGTGATATAATCAGAAGTCGATTTCACACGCTCCACCTGCACAAGCAGATGCGGCAAGAGTATCTACATCTGTAAACACTTTTTCTGTGAGATCAGTTTTCCATTCCACTGGTTTTAGATTACTTTGTATCTTTTCCCACTTGTGGAGTAGGTAAGCATCTTTCAGACAATACTCAGTTTTCTTCATATCACCGTCAAGATAGTTCTGTGCAAATCTTTCGAACCTACGAACCCAATCTTTCTTTGCAGAGTTTTCTGAGGACTCTACCGAAAGATCTTCGCCCATGCCCATNGCGGTAGCACAAGCAGTCCATANATTATCGTAGACTTTCAATGCATCAACAACCATACCAGANGCAAAGATTGCACCTTGGTCATACTTCGCAACCATTTGTTCCGCGTCTATGACTTGTGTGTTAGGTGCTTGGTTATAGTCCTTGTCACCTGTTGGAGATAGGAATGAAATGCCTGAAAAAGAATAACGATTTTTATATACGTACTTCTCTACTTCATCCCAATCGTCTACGATGATTGTGTTTGATACGTTATGTCTGATACCTTCGTCTGCACATAACTCTTCGTTAGTTCCTTCAACAACCCANTTCTTCTGTGCTTGCTTCACCATTTCCAAATGCTTTACACCATGGAGATCGTCCTTGAACATAGAACCTTTCTTAGGGACAATAGGGAAAGAGACAACTACGTCTGTCCCACCTGCAGACCATACAGATTCTTCAACCATGAATGGATTTGATTTTTGGATTGCTTGTGTAATCTCAGACTCTTTATTCATCTGTATATTTCGAATGTACATTGGTGAGTGCTCTGCGTGGATGCCAGAGGCAGTCTGGAGCAATACTGAAGCATTGCCAGAGGGTTTCACACAAGTAGTACGAGAAGCAGGGTTAATGCCAATAATACTAGCAACTTCTTTATTAACTTTCTTAACAAGTCTGGCACCTTTCTTTAGAATTTTTGAATCAAATAAAATATCTGGGTTATTCATCCATCCTGTTATTGACACACCTAGGAGTGCTTCACGGTCAAAAATCTTTTTAGATGTATCTGATATAAATTTAAAATCTGTGTACCCTGCCTGTAGAGTACCTAGGATAGCGGCGGCACGACATGCCTGTAGGAATGACTCTTCACTTGTGCACATACCACCATTGATTTCTGTAAGGTTACAACCTTGCCAACCTGACTTGCCATTATATTGTGGAAACATTCCAATCTCCACACATGGGTTTGTTGTATGTTCTTTTGAGGTTGTAAAATAAAAACCAGGTTCACCAAATGATTTTACTGATTCCATAATCTTGGCAAATGTTTCTGGAGTTGCTTCGTCTCGAACAATCACTGCAGAGTTATTAGATCTACCACGTTGTGGATTGTCCATAAACCAGTTACCAGTTTTCGCAGTCATCATTTCGTCATCCTCTGGAGAGAACAAACAGATTGTTGCGGATCTTCGAACACCGCCAGACAACACTGCGTCTGCAGTATGCATACAGATATCATAGCAAGTTATCGGACGCATGGCAATAGGTTCTTTTGAATCCATAACCAGTGCTTGTAACATATGTTCAATCTTGTCTAGTGTTCTACGCAATCCTTCAGGACCTGGTGCTTTGAATCCACCAGAGATCTTTGCACCCTTCGGACGAATTAGAGATAGATCAAAGAATACTCTACGACCCTCATATTCTGGGTGCTTACCACCCCCTACAAAGTAAGAAGACATCAACACGTCTACTGCAGATGCCCAACCTTCTATAGAATCTTCTACGATGTAACCTTTTGCTTGCTTAGTCCTTTGATGGATCTTTGGAAGTTTTGCTACGTGATGGTTCTGTACCGAGAACCCTGCACCTGCGCCACATAGTAGAATATAAAAATACTCACCAAAGAACTCTGGACGATCAGCATATGAAGACGTACAGTTATACATCCTCATCTGGTGTTTCATCAATTGTTCTCCACCGAATTGCAATGCACGTTGAGCACCTAGTACTCGTTGCTCTTTATAAGCAACTCTTGCTTCTTCAATGTATGTTTGTAATTTATTTAATTTTTTTGAATAGTTTTTTTCGTGCATAGAGATCACACGATCAACCGCTTCATCCCAAGTTTCGTAATTACTCTCTTCGTCTTTGAATCTAGAGTAACTGTCATAGAACTTCGTTTCGGACAAAAACGCACGTGTGTCTGCAAATCGGTTTTGCATACTTCGTTTCCTTATTTTTATATTTTGTTTTTAGATGGTGATATTATATAGTATTTTTAAGTTTTTGTCAAACCATATTTTGTAAAAAATTTACTTTGATCGTGCTTTTTCTACAGCACGTGACCCAAACCAAAAAGATATAATTGCCGCAAATATTGCTTTTGTCTCTTCATCCCATAGCAACTGTATTGCCTGATCAAAAGACGTTCCCATCTCTAGTGCATTCATCAGTAGTGTGATCTCTATGGTTGCAAACAAACCAAAGAATGCATATGTGATAACTGGTCTTACTGATTTTTGTAAAACAGATGTCCATCCTGTAGACTGCATGATTGCAGTGTCGTGAGCAATCAATCTCTCGTGCTCTTTGTCTGCACCCATCTTGTCGTACATCTTCATGTCAAAGTCCATGCCCTGTTGCTTTAACTCTGCCATGACTCTCATTTTGTCTATCTCGTGTTTACGATCACCTTTTGATTTAAACACGTCTATAACTTGTGGAAGTGCTGAACCTCCGAACCCTATTAAGGATCCTAATAAACTTAACATATTATATTCCTTTCATTCTATTATCCTGTAAATTCCTCAGAGGGTGGTGAGAAATTTTCTGTATATCTTGCAAGTCCCTTTGTTATTCTAAAATCTTGAATCTTTCCATCCATCAAATAACTAGTAGAGTAATATCCACCAACAACAACGTGTTGACAACCATATGAGTAAGTGTCTGAGAATGAAATATTTTCAACACCGTCAATGTACAATTTAGAAGTTCCATTATATCTTACTGCCGCTACATGATACCACTGCCCTGTCGATAGAGTAAAGGCAGAACCACTACCAACACCAGTTGCAGAACCATCACCGTACAATTGCCAATTGTTACCATTGTGACCTACCGCAACTGTTTGTCCATAGTTTGTTGATTGTAAACCCCCAAATGTATCTGATAACTGAAACAATCCTTGGTGGTTAGTGGTATCAAAATAAAACCATCCTTCTACCGTAAAATCTGCTTGACCAATATTACCGTTCCTCATAAAGAAACTATGTCTATCACCAGACCCATCGAGATCTAAAGAAGCACCATTCGACCATTTTCGTACAGAAGTATTAACAGTTGGATTTCCCCCTTTAGTAATATTATGTGCCGCTTTCGCGTCCCAAACTTTAGCACGATTTTGACTTATCAGCATTTTAGTATTAGTGATTGCTGTTAATGGTGCAGTTGGTGGTGTAAATTCAGAACTGTATGCTGACGAACCCTTAAGAACCCGACAATCCGCAATATATCCATTGAACGCATACAGACCACCCTGATCTCCTCCCGAATAACCTATACCCCAAGTACCTGTAGGTGCTACAAAGTTTGCTCCGTCACTGGTGGGAGTTCCCACAACTCGTCCATTTAAATACATTGTAATAGTACCAGAAACTCTACAGACAGCAATATGGTGCCATTGATTTGTGTATAATCTTGGTCCTTCTATCTTCATTCCACTATTATACCAGAATTCAAGATTAGGACCAGTGGGATCATAAAGAATAATTGGAGAGGCAGTGCTATAACTTTGAGTAGAGGTTCTTTGATCCCAAAGACCTGTATAGTATAAATTATTACTTGCCTGACTCAAACCTTTGTGATAATACCACATTTCAATACTAAAGTCGCCAGTACCATAACCAAAATTGGCATTTGCTGGCATAATAAAACCACTACCATCTGTTCCGTCATGTTCTTCAGATCCAATATGATCTGTTTTTGAGTATGCAGAATCTGCATCAAAAGGACTAAACTCTGCACACGTAACAGTTCCTGATATAGTAATGTCTCTTTTGTACGATGACTTATCTTGTACATGTGGAGTATCAGTAATTAATAATCTTGTATCAGCACCTGCAGTAGGTGATGATGTGGGCGGTGTAAAGTTTACACCTGCAGTGTATATTGCCGCTTTATCTACCTTAAAATCTCTTAGATATCCATACCAAGGATATCCAAGAGTATGATAATTACCAATACAAGTACCGAGACTAGCATCATCGTATATACTTCCTGAAGATGATAAAGTATATTGTGATTGCCATACTCCATCAATGTAAAGACCCCAAGTACTGCCAGATCTCATTATTGCAAAATGATGCCATGTAAAATTAGATATAGCACCATCATTACTTTTTAGTGTTCCGTTGACAATATCATAACCATTAGGAGAACCCACACTTGATGCATAAACTTTAAGATATCCACCTTGCATATATGATTGAAATGAATACCCTTGATTATATAAACCAAAAAAACCACTGCCAGTATTATTCACGTACATCCAACCAGAGATTGTAAAATTATCTGTTCCTGTAAATTTAACAGTAGAGGGAGATTCAAGAGTAATCACAGTACCTGCAGAATCTTGAAAGTACATGCTATGACCACCAGGAGCATAAGGACTTTTTGCGCCAGGAATCATGCTACCTGCCAAAGTGAAGTTATTGCTTCCCAGTCCAATAGTGTTGGTATATGTTTCAGTTACGTTATCTGCCTTTAGCAATGCAAGTGTCTCTTTAGAACCACCAGTTGCTGAACCAAATGTTAAACTCAATGAAGATGTTGAAGTTCCAAAGTTGATACCATCAGATGCTTTGAATGTAAGTGTAGAAGTTGTTGTAGTTGCTGAGTCTTCTATCTTTGGTGTAATTGTAAATACAGAAGAGTCTTGACTTAATGTTCCAAGTCCACTAAAATTTCCATCCGACTCAACGCTAAAAGTGATGAGACCAGAAGGTGTATCTGAGTCAGTTGCCGTAAGAGTAAGGGTGGTTGGACTACCATCAGTTGCTAAAGTAATTGTTCCACTAGGATCTATTGTAAGAGTAGGTGATTGGTTAATAACTGCTATGTTGTACCAACCAAGTCCGTTTGAAATATAAAGACGTTGATCAGAATCAACTAATGCTTGTTGTCCTGATATCAGATTAGATGTTGGCAGGGAATCTAAAGTTTGAAATACTTTTAAACCAACACTTGCAACCTGCGCGGAATCAAGACCTAGAGATGCACCCTCTAATACAAGGGGATTGTTGTTAGGATTGTTTGTCTCGGTCTTAGACAAAAATTCTGCTATGTCTCTAGATCTTCCCATATTAGTTTTCCTGTTTCTCTATCAGACTTACAATATCTGTATTAGTAATGTCTGTTTTACCAAAAATACGTTCAGTTGTTTTGTCTGCCTCTTTGTAATACTTCTCACTCATAGCATCCAAGAATTCTTCGAGGTGGTTTGAGTGAGGTATCTGTTGTTTGCTTAGTAGTTCATTGACCACCGCAATATATCCCTGCACTTCTGCGAACCCAACTTGTGGGTGAACTCCGTACTGTTGCATGTACTCAATGGTAGAGGTGCTTGCACGACCACCATCCATGAGATTACGATACATCAATTCGAATCCACGTCTCACGTGATGTTTCTTTTCTGACTCCTCGAACTCTTCTTCTGACCAATCCTCTATTCCGTAATTTTCTTTTAAATTATTATATGCAGTAATCAGTGTTGCAATATCTTTAAAAGAACCATTTATCTTACTTTCCATCATTTCGATACTAACAAACGCGGCACGTAGTTTTGCACTTACGACATTGTTATCTGGGTCTAAGAATAATTTATCTTGTAACTTCTCAATATTCTTTAGTGCTTTTGCATGACCCACTTGTGCCTCTGCTAGTGCCATTTTTCTTTTCTCTGTCTCTGCCAGAACCTGTCGCAACAATCTGAGTGGCGAGTGTCCATTCAACATTGTCAAAGACATCATTGATAGGGTAGATTGTGAATTGTTCCTATCAAAGAACTTTGTCTTCTCATCAAGTTCTGGTAAGAATTCATTTACCAGTGCAACTGCCTGTGGGTTAATCTTACTCTTCGATATTGGTGTAATACCAAAGGTAACAGGATCTGTTGCTTTTAATTCTGTGTTTTCTTTCTTTGCGATTTCACTCATCATATATCCTCAATTGTGATGTATTATATAGATCAAGTTATGGTTCCCTGTTCATCAACTACTGTGAATGATGATAAGGTGTTGTTCCATGTTCCACTATTATAATTAACCATTGAATATTGACCACCTTGAGAGTTTATAGTACTAAAACTAGCATAGGTCATATCTGTTGCGTTATAAGTATAATCAGTTGGTGTAACATTTTTATCCGAAATAATTATGTTACCACTATAGGTTCCTGTTCCACCACCAAAAGTTCCAGTGATAACTGGATTAGGTAGTTTTAGAAAAGATGGTCTGTAATCAAAACCGTTTCCGTTTGGAATCATACCTATAATAATATTACCATCTTTATTTAAATTCACACCTTGTACGTTTTCGGAGAGTCTCCACTGAGACCAAGAATAACTTGCATTATCAACCGATGGATTTGCTTGACCAGTAAAATCAAATTCCCACATGTCAAGATGTGAACCATCTGAAGCATCTATTTGTCTTAGGTAAAATTCATATTGTGAATTACCACTATTGTATAGAGTTGAAAACATATAGATTTTATCATCATTGGTTATCATAGACACCCCACCATGGTACTCACCATAAGTACCATCGTATCTCTTCTTCCATATCCAACTACCATCACTGGCATCTAATTTCATAAGTGTTGGAAAATATTGACTAGAGACATTTGATTGTTGAGTATAACCTCCAACTATTATATTTCCATCAGATGATTCATATATTTTTTGTGGCACGTCATAGTGTGCCGCCCCTTCAAATTGTCCATATGATTTTGTCCAAACATAAGTAGGAACACCACCTGACGATATGCTAAATTTAGATACATTGCCGTGAGGATAACTAGTTGCGCTTGGATCGTATGAAGTGAATGCCAGATACAAACTAGTACCTGCTTTGTCAATGTAGATGTTTTGTGGGATCAAGCGCGGATTTGAAGAACTTGGTGGTAGTAGGAAACATCCTTGGAATACTCCAGAAGCATCATATTTCATTAAACCATTGACATCTTCTGTATAGTTAGCAGGAGAAGTTTGACCTTTGTTATAAACAAAGGTGCTCCAGAAATTTCCATAAGTATCTTTTGCGCCATAGAAGAAATAATCAGTACCATATGCATTGCTAGAAATGGTATTAGGTTTAAAAATCTTTGACCAAGTTCTGTTTCCTGAAGTGTCAAACTTTTGTAGGGAACCAAGTTTAGGATTACCACCAGGATCGTTATATCCATAACCTGCATCATCACCTATTACGATAGGATTGTTTCCATCAAATACTAGCGTTCTTGTTCTGTTGTAATTATTACCCCATTTCTTTGACCACTGAAGATCACCATTCTCATCAAATTGGTGAAGAAATCCACCTTCGCTATTATAGTTGTGATAACCAGTCATATAATATTTTCCATCTGGTGCTTGATGAACAGAAGTCATTTGAGGCCAAATAGGAGTACTATTATAATCACTAGGATTATAGTTTCTAGTTACAGACCAAAATCCATCTGCAGTACCAGTTCCACCACCACCGCCACCTGCAGGGTTATAAGTTATCGTAACATCCTTTGATACAAAGTTGACACCATCAGACCATTTGAATGTGTAAACAAAATCACCGTTAGAGTCTGTAAGATCTCCTGCTAAAACTGCCGCACCGATACTATCTGCAGTTTTAGGGGTAAAAGTCCAAACAGATGAATCATTAGATATAGTCACCATGTGTTGAGCAGAATCTGTAGCAACACTTTGGTTTAATAAATTCAAGTTGTCTGAGTCTGCCGCACGTGCAGTTATGGTTAAAGGAGTTGCTGAGTCGACAATTGAATATTCAGCATTTGGTTCTCCACCAGAATCCCATCTAGGGTTTCTGTTGACCAACGCAACGTTATACCAACCAATACCATTTGTAATGTATAATCTACTGGTGGCATTGACGAATGCTTGATCTCCACTTGTCAGACCAGTTATCGGTAATGAGTCCAGAGTATCGAAAACAGTTAGACTTGCGGTGCCAGACAACAACGATGTGTTACTGGGGTTTTCACCTTCAGTCTTACCTAGTATTCGAGCAATGTCTCTTGTTCTACTCATGTTTCACCTTTTCCTCTATTTATAATCGGAATTCCANTACAACATTATAAGATCCTGTTCCATTAGTTGCCCCATCATTCCAGTAATCTCCATTTTGATCTCTACCACCTGACGTACCAATAAATACTTTTCTTACACTGGGTACTACTATCAACTCTTGAATTCCACCAACACTATTNACTCCTGTACTTCCTAAGTTCTTTTCTGTCAATGCTGTAGTTGCTACGTCAGACACTGTACTAAAATCCCATGGAGTTGAGAAGGTTGCCTTTAGAACTTTTCCACTAGATTTAGGAAACCATACTTCTGTGCCGTCATCACTAAACCAAGTGTTACGTTTTGTCCCAGTTGCAAAATTAGAAGGATCGAGGTGACTCACTACATTTGTAAAATCTACTGAAGAAAAATCATAAGGACTATTACTGAAGTTTGTGTTTTCAAATAAAAGAGTTTTTGCTGAATTTGTTCCACCATGACCAATGGTAACGTACTTACCATTTGCTTGCCAATCTATGTAATAGTAATGATTATATGTTCCGTACCCTAAGTTTTGCCAGTTAGTAGAAGTTATAGATTTATTAGTACTTGGAGAACTCCCTCTACTATTAGGATCATAGGGAGTAGATAAATTCCATTCTGCAAGTCCAAACTTTGGTTCAGATGGATAACGATAACTAAGAGTTATCATTTTAGTACCATCACCATTATAGTCAAATGATAAGAAATTATCATATGGACTAGGAAGTAAATTATTAGGTGATGATGATTTGGAATTATTAATAGTTGCTGTACTTAAATCATACGGTGTTGAAAGATCCCACCATTCCATGTTTTGATATTGATACCACCACGTCAAAGCAGTTCCGTCTCCATTAAATTTCATATGTATCATTGAATAACTAGTATCAATATGGGCGGCAGGATAGTCTGGCATACTTGTTGGACTCAACCCACGCTCAACTGTATTGTAAGTTATGGTTGCCGCTTTGCTAATAAAATTAATTCCATCACTCCACTTAAAAGTAAATTCAAAGTCTCCATTAGAATCTGTGAGATTTCCTGCCTCGATTGCAGTTGCGATCTCTGCTTTGGTCTTTGGTGTGAATGTAAATACGGATGAGTCATTAGATACTGTTACCATGTATTGGGCAGAGTCTGTTCCAAAACTCTGGTTAACAAATGTTTCGGTTCCGTCAGAGTCACCTGGATCTGCTATGACAATTAGAGGTGTTGCCGAATCAACTATACTGTATTCGTCAAGTGGAACGGAATCCCAAAAGGGTGCGTTGTTTGTTGCCGCAAGTGCATTATACCAACCTGTACCTTGTGAAATATAAAATCTATTATTTGATCTTACAAATGCTTGTTGCCCTGCCCTTAAATTAGTAATGGGAAGAGAGTCTAGAGTATTAAAAACGTTAACTCCATTTATACTAAGAATGTTGGCACTATCAACATTAGGAATTTCACTAGAATTCATGAGACGAATTCCACTTGGATTCGCACTATCAGTTCTACCTAAGAAGGTTGCTATGTCTCTTGCTTTACTTACGGTCATGATCCTGCCCCAGACGTTGATGCTAATCTATACCTGTTAGGTCCTGAACCAAAGTTTGCCGCGATTGCGTCTGAAGAAAAATTTATTTGTTCTATGTTGCTATAGTATGTGTATCCATATCCACCTGAAAAGAATCCATAATTTCCTTCGTCCTGTGTACCTGCAAGAGAATATTTTTCGGCACTTAAGTTTCCTATATTTGTTGCCGATCCACCAGAAGTAATAGAATGTTTTTCAATATCATCTATTGTAGGGTACAATCCTCCTGCAAAATATGTATGCGAACTACTTGCACAACCTGCCGCATATGCTTTTTGCGTCTGACCAAAACTACCGAAACCAGTACTTGCAGTACCTGTAGTATCAATTGTAATTCTTTGCATAGATGACTCATAAGCACTTGTGCTTGGATTGATTCCTCCTACGAATATTCCATAGGTATTATCTCCACTATTAGCGGCACCACTTGTTCCTCTCGCGTAACCACCCATATAACCAAAGTAAGTAGAACTGCTAAGAGTGTCAAAAGTAAAATAATCACATCTATTATAATCAGTCCAACTACCTCCACCACCTGGTGGACTGTAGTCTGCACCACCACCTATCACCCCTCTTGTAAGATTTGCAACAGATCCCATCCATGCTCTGTTTGCATTCATATTTCCAAACGATGCTCCGTTTCCAGTTGTCGAAGGAGTAACATACTCAACACTACTAACTTCAGAGTTAGCAGAACTGCCAGTTTCACCACCTGCAAATAAAGATCTAGATGCATTACCAAAAGCAGTGTGACCACCTCTACCTATATTCATATTCCCAAACGATGTAGTGCTACCACCAGTTGCCAAAGTAAACATATCTATGTTGGAGTAACCACCTGATCCAAATGTACCCCCACTAATAAGTCCTCTAGTAAATCCTGTCGGTGGCGGTTTAGGACTATAACTTATGGTTGCTTGTTGAGTGACAAAGTTAACACCATCCGACCACTTAAACGTGTAAATAAAATCACCATTGGAATCTGTTAGATTACCTGCATTTACTGCTTCTCCTACAGAATCAGCACTCTTTGGAATAAATGTAAATACGGAAGAATCTATGGTTATGTCAACCATGTACTGGGCAGAGTCACTTGCCACACTTTGATTTAATAAATTTATATTATCAGAGTCTGTTGGTTTTGCTATGATAATGAGAGGTGTGACAGAATCAGCAATAGTGTATTCGCTAAGTGGTACAGAGTCCCAATTAGGATCTTGGTTTATTACTGCAGTGTTNTACCAACCAGATCCATTAGAAACATAAAGTTTACTAATTGAAGTGACATATGCTTGCTGACCAGAAGACAAACCAGTTATAGGTAGTGAGTCTAAAGAATTTATAACTGTTACTTTTGCACCTGAACCTGTATTAACTATAGCGAGGTTATCTGGGTTCTCTTGCTCTGTCTGTGACAGTATGGTAGCAATATCTCGAATACGACTCATGGATCATGATATACCTTTATCTGTATTGTAATCGCGGAATTTTTTAAGTAAAACAGGTTGTCCACTTTTCTTGGTAAATCTTCGATCAACAACTAACTGAGGTTTATTCTTTTCTTTCTTTTTCTTTCTAGGACCTTGAACAGTATCTGCAGGATTAGGAATATCGGCAGTACTGTTAGCAGGAACATCTTCATCCAACTTGAGTTCTTTTCTCAACGCAGTAATTCTTTTTTCAATCTCTTTTTGTTTTGGAGATCCTGGCATCGTTTTCATCGCCATGGAGTACAACTTGTACAAGTCAGACATTTGGTTACCAGGTCTTCGTGACATGAAGGATTCTTCAACACTCTCCTTTTGATCTTTTCTACTTAGATATGCCGCTATTGCCATATCCCTTTTCTTTTTATCTGATTTACCTTTGAACTGTGGTGCGTCTGACTTTTTGAAATCATCTATGAAATCACCTGCATCAGAGTTTTTATCTAATTGATCTTTCAAACCCTTTCTTAGTTTATCAAGATCTTTTTTGATTTTATCTTTATCTTTAGATACTGTTGGATTGATTCCAGATTTGGTTATATCCTTTCTGGACAAAGACAGTTCATCTACTTTTGGTTTTTCACCTTTTTCTTTTTTAGATATTGCAATTGCCGCTTGTTGTGCAGGAGATACTGCCTCTCCTTTCGCTCTTGCCATCTGATCAGGTGTAGGTGCTCCCTTCTCACCTTTTTTACGCATCTTCTCTCCACGTTTTCTTTTCATGTGGATATTATGCCATAGACCTTTACCTTGTTCTTCTACATCTTTCACACCATCTTTAGACATAGATGTTCCCTTTGGTGCAACACCTGAGTCTCTTATTTTCTTGATAAGTTTGTCTCTGATTGGATTTCTTGCTGTCATCTGTATATCTCGTTTATAGTAATGTAAATTTTCTGGTTCGTTCTCATGTGGGTTGCCTCATAAACGTCAACTCCAAATACATCACCAACTGGATACGCTTCGTCTAGTACACGTATCTGATCTTTCGGTTTGCAAATAACTTCAATGCTACTGTTCACTGCCTTTTCATTATTAATTCTATACACACCTGGTGCAAGTTGTTTATCCTCTATCACAAACCATTCGCTGTTCTCATTCAAAAAGTCTAGTGGTTCTATGTTGAATTCTTCACAAATCTTTTTTAGTTGAGAATCTGTTATTCCTGTTTTTTCCTTAATGAGAAAGAGTGCTGACGCAAAACTTCCGAGTCTAGTTCCCCCTCCAGGTGCTTTTGATATGATCCTTTTAATGTTAGCGCACAAGCGAATGAAAGGAGTCCAAGCAGACTGTTTCTCAATAGTGTTGATCGTAACACCCTTTACTCGCTTTCCCTTTTCATCTATAATACCTTCTTTATACGCATCCCAGTTTTCCCATCTCATCACAAGCATTCTTATAAAACGAAAAGCATAGACTGTATCTGCCGCAGATTTTAGAATTCCCATTATATCTTCCTTAGTGCCTCTACTACCTTTGTATCCATAGTTATTCCAACGAGTTGATCATTAGTAATATATCTTAGAAATACTAAAAAAGGTTTTATTACTGACCAGTGCCTTTCGTCTAATTTTACCTGCATCATGTTTATTGATGGTTCTATACCAAAAACATTGAATATAATTATCAAGTGGTTTAGTATCAAGCGTTCAGAAAGATTACCTTCATCTAAGTAACGATTCAACAAACGCTTGACATATTTAAACCTTTTCAAATCCTCGTTGAACTCTTCTATATCAGAGAACCGAGGGTTATAATAATGTCTTGCCGCATATAGCATCAAGTTTGATTTATTCAATTGATCCATAACAATATTATATATTATGGTAAGATGTTCTTAACTCTTTCGACCAGAGTAGATTTCTTCTTTCTTCGATCTAATTCAATACCATGTTCCCGACCTAGTTCTTCTAGTTCGACCTTAGTCATGTCTTCTAAATGTTCTTCCGCAAACTCAGTTTCTGTTGTAGGAGACTCTGTCAACGTTACTGGTTCTGCAACACCAAGATACTCATTGATCTGAGCATCTGTCATTTTCTGTGCTTTCAGAAGTTCATTTGTTTTTGGATGTCGCCAACCCGAATGAGTTGGTACAGCATCCTTGGCATGTGATGGGGGGTGTATTGCCATTACTTCATTCCCTTTAATGCTTTGACCACAGAGTTCACTATGTTCTGATCTCCAGAACGAACTTGATCTCCACCGTTTCTTTGTCCTGCCGCTTTAGTAACTTTACCTGCTTTGGATACATCGTCATGACCTTTTGTTACAGTATCATCTGTTTCTTTTGGTTCATTCATCATATCCTTCGCACCCTTACCTTTTACTTTATCATCCATAGTTTCAGGTTTGGTTGCTCCTGCAGTTTGCGATCTTTCGGATAGAACGCTTTTCAAGGCAGTCCGAATACGAGATTCTTTCTGTTCTGCCTTGTTGCCCTTATCCATTTTAGGATTCATTTCTACTTCACCTTCTTTATCTTTTTTCATTGCCTTAGAAATTGCTTTCCTTTTCTTGTGTAAGAATCTGTCGGAACTGTCAACATCTCCATCGTTATCGATGTCTTTGTCTTTGCGGTCTTTGTGTTTACCCTTTAGTTCTTTTTTATCTACAGGATCCATTGCTTCATCTACTTTTTTCTTGCCAGGTTTAATGCCTGGAGGTGCACCTACTATTTTTAATGTTTCTGGCGTACCTTCTTTTTTCATCAAGGCATCATGATTCTTTTTAGCATACGCATCTGCTTCTGGTTTTGTTTTGAACTCAGCAACCTTTTTGCCTTTCATATTATACACACAAAACATACCAGTCTTTTTGTCTTTTGTGACATGACTCGTAGGATCCATGTTATGATCTTTTTTAGGATCATAGTCTTCTTTTTGTTCCATTGGGACTTCAGTCTGTGCCTTAGTCCACTCATTGAATATGTTCTTAAACATTAGTGTCTCCTTTTAAATCCACATGTGGGCGACATAAGTCCCTATCGCGGCAACAACTGCCGCATATACTACCTTATTTATAATACCAACAGTATGAGCATTCTTATCGACTTTCTTTTCGATATT